ATCACCGCGTAGGCGCCGCCCTTGTCGCTATCGAGCGTAACGCTACCTCCCCCAAGGTCGTCGTCGCTGAGTCCCGCCTAGCCCAGTCCTATCTTCCACTCCCCCCGCCTTCGGATATTGAGTTTGCGGTGGCCCGTGCAGCCAAGGGTAGCGAGGTCGACTACGCCAAGCAGATGGCTTTCGGTCGTCAGTTGGCAGCCGCTGTGACGGTGGCGTGGGACCGCCTTGAGAAAGACCAAGCCGAGGCCAAGCGAGTTTCCGGACTGAAGGATGCCCGCATCGTCGAACTGACCGCCGAGGTCGAGCGCGTGAAGCGTGAAGCCTCCGACAACATCTGGACGCTCGCAGGCGTAGGCATAGCCGCCATCGGTGCCATCGCCACGGCCTTTGCCGGCCCCAAGGTAGGCATCCCCCTGCTCCTCTCCGGCGCCGCCATCGGTGCCTTCCCCTTCGTCGTCGACTCTGAGTACTTCTCCTACATCGCCGGCGGGACTCTAGCCTTGGCCGCTGGCCTTGGCATCTATTGGCTTTGGGACCGAGTACGCGACAGCGCCAACGCCCCCTATGAGCCGCCGCAAAAGTAAAGTGAAGGTCGTCTGGCGTAAACTCGGCAAGGAGAAGGCATGGGGTCAGGCCACGATCGGCGAGAACCTCATCGAGATAGACCCGCGTCTCGGCGCTAAGCGTCAGCTCGAAGTGCTCTGCCATGAGCAGGGACACCTAACCTTCCCGGACAAACCCGAGGCCGAGATTGACCGACTAGGCAAAGACCTCGCCGCTCTCCTCTGGGCTCAGAACTACCGCAAGGTGGTCCTCGCCCCTAACGCCAAGCCCCCGCGCATCACATGACCATTTCAGTCGAGACGTTCACGACCGTCGTCGTCCCAGGGATTGCCTCCGTGGCCTACGCCTCCGCTGGCATCGCCTGCTTCTTCGCCCATCGCCCTGCCTTGGCCGTCATGTGGCTTTGCTACGCCATCGCCAACATCTGCCTCCTCTCGACCGTCCTCCGTAAATGAGCCCGCCACCTCCCATCGACCCCGAGTCCTTCCCGAAGGAACTGAAGGACGGCGTCATCGCGTCCATCCTCGGCGGCCTTGCCATGACGGCTCGCTTGCTCCTCTCGCAGGAGCCGGTCTCCGTGGGCTGGGTCATCCGCCGTGTCCTCGCCGCCGCTATCACCGCGGCCTTGGTCGGTTACGCCATCACGGATCACATCGAAAGCCCGGGCCTCCGTATGGGCGTCGTCGGTGCCGCTGGCTACGCAGCCCCTGAGTGCCTCGATTACCTGATGCGCTACATCAAGAACAAGGGAGACGCCGAGGTCGGCACTGCAAAGAAACCCAATGGCAAAAGCAAAGCCCCTGCCAAAGGAAAGCGGAAGCGCTAACCTGCTCCTCGCGGTTACGCTGCTGACCGTCTTCGCTGGCGTGTCGGCCTTGTCGTCGGCCTACATCTCCGGCTATGTCCTCGACACCCTCCAATCTCGCGACGCCCTGGTTATGATCGTGACGGACGCTGGCATCAAGTCCGACTCGGCCACCGTCGAGCAGGGTCTCTCAGCTGCGACCCTAGCCCTGAAGGCCGTCCGCGACCTTGGGTGGGCCTTGGCCGTAGGGTGCCTAGGGGTAGGGGTGGCGGTCTTCTTACGCTCCCGCCGTCAAAAGGCTTCCTAGGGCAAGCCAGAGGGGTCTAATACCCCTTGACGGACGCACACCTAGGGGCATAGTCAACTCAGTCGGGTAGGGGTACGTTCGTTCATGGCGGGCCCCCACGACCCGAGGGACACGAATTGCCCTGACCCCTTATGGGGTCACAGGGTATTTGCGGAAAGGTGCTTGACCAATGCAATTCAGTCGGGCAAGGTGCTTGTCTTCCACCAATGATTACTAAAACCGACCTGCTCCTGCTCCGTGCCAAGATTGATAGTCTCAACGACGCCCGCGTTGAACTCTCCATTGCCGGCCATCTTACCAACAACCAGGAGATTGACCTGCTCGACACGGTCGACGCCCTTGAGGATCGCTTCATTGCGCTCACTAACTCGCTGAACGCCTAACCTATGAAACTCCTCCTCGCCCTCCTCGCTGGCCTTGCGCTGGCCCTGTACGTCCTCGCATTGGCCGATGGCCCTGACCTGCTGGACATCATCAACCGTTTCTAATTTCCCACCATGCCCAACGCCCAACACCCCTACACCGAGACGCTGACCTTCGCTGGTCGCGTCCTCACCCTCAAGCGCCCAATGGCCGAGTACGCCGCTCGACGCCTTCAGGCCATCCTCCCGCAGATCGCCGCGCTCAACGCCGCCGGCAAGTCTCAGGCCGATGCCGCCGCCGCGCTCGAAACCACCGTCACCACTCTGCGTCACTGGCTCGACATCACCGGCACGACTTGGGTCAACCTCAAGCGCCGTGGCCCTTACTCCCGCTAATGCCTGACCCTCTCGCCCACTCCACCGACATGATCACAACCATCCGACCAAACAAGATGCCCACCTTCTGGTGGCTCGTCCCCTGGGCCTACGCCCGCACCCTGCACATGAGCGCCAACGCCATGAAGGCTTACGCTGACCGCCTCGAGGATATGCTCGACCTCCAGAGTCGCACCATCGCCAAACAGGCTGCCGACATCAAACTGCTACAGGCCCGCGTCCGCGATCAGGACGACGCCATCATCAAGGGCACGGCCATCACCCCCGACGCTTATCCCCATGACTGACTTCCGCCACCTCGACGGTATGCGTAACCTCATCCTCGAAATCTACGAGGTCAACGAGCGCATCATGACCGGGGACATCTGCTCGGCCAAGTCGGCCATCGCGTCGACCAACGTTAAGAAGATACTTAATCACTACCATGAAGCCCTGCACGAGGACGGCGCCGTGAAGGTATCGCTTCAGGCATACGTCGCGGCTGGTGGCTGGGTCGGCATCCAATACTCCTACGAGCTCGACGGCTTCGAGGTCGCCGGATCACAAGTCCCGAGACGCGTATGATCGGCGAACTAGCATTTCGGTATGTGATTCTTAGCGTTCTTGGGGTTATGTGCGCCTTGCTTTGGCTAGTTGTCGACCGCCTTGATTTGATTATTAAATGCCTAAAGCCGTGACCCGCCCCTTCTCCATCGTCGCCCTGTTCCTCCTCGGCTTTAACTCAGCTGCGGCCTCCGACGCCACCTTCCTTGAGGCCATCGCTCAGGTCGAGTCAGGCCAGAACCGCAAGGCCATCGGCAAGGCTGGTGAGCGTGGGATGTATCAGGTAGGCAAGGCCGCGTGGAACGACGCCAACGCCCTGCTCGAGTCGGAGAAGCACTTCCACTATCAGTGGTCGCAGTGGCGCAACGTCACCGCCCAGGACATGATCGCGGCGGCTCACCTCCGCATCCTCCGCCAGCGCTTCAAGGCTGACGGCTACTCGACCCCCACCCCTGAGCAACTGGCCCTGGCTTGGAACCGTGGCTACGAAGGCGCCAAGTCATACGGCTTCGCCCCGAACGACTACGCCTTACGCGTCGGCAATCTTTTCCGCTTGTCCCAGCGTGGGAAGTGACAAGGGTCTTGCCCATGCACTTGCTTGTAGCGATAGACCCCGGTGTGAACGGTGGCATCGTCTGGTCGCTTGACGGTGATCCTGTCGAGTGCGCTAAGATGCCCGGTTCCGATGTCGAGGTCTGCCAACTCCTCGCCGACCTCAGCTGCAAGGCTAAGGACGTTAGCCTCTACCTCGAAGAACCCCCGCTCTTCGCCGGCAAGAACATCCCTGGCTCCGCCATCGGCAAACTCATGTGGAACACGGGCGTCCTCTACGGCGCCGCCGTCGCTATGGGCTGGAAGATTCACCGCATCCGTCCGGCCATCTGGCAGAAGACGCACACCTGCGGCACCAAGGGTGAACTGACCACCACTCAGTGGAAGAACAAACTGAAGGCCCGCGCCTGCGAACTCTTCCCGACCGTCGACGTCACCCTCTGGAACGCCGACGCCCTCCTCATCTTCGACTCCGCCTCCCGCGGCGTCATCAACTGAGTTAACATAACTCAGCCTAACCCTCACTTTTGTAAACTCTCACCTATGAAGAAAGACACCAAACTCCCGACCGAGTATCGCATTATCGCCGACTCGTCATACATCGTATTACCCGATCAGAAGGTCGCCCGCCTCCTGACCCCGACCGTCCGCAATGGCGTGACGTACTACAACCTCTTCGTCCCCGACTACACCCGGATGTCCCTGGCTGACATCGAGGCCACCATCAAGGCCGGTGAAGTCACCAAGTCCACCGAAGCCAAATAATCTCCCACCATGAGCACCACGCCCAAATCCCCCACCTCTGACCTAGTCGCCGCTCTCGCTGAGCTCGACAATGTCAAAGCCAACAAAGTAAACCCCGGCTTCAAGAACCGCTACGTCTCCCTCGACGCGCTGCTTGACGCCATCAAGCCCGTGCTCCTGAAGCACAACCTGGCTCTGATCCAGACGCTCGTCAGCGAGGAAGGTAAGGTCGGCATCAACACCGCCTTCCTCCACGCCTCCGGTGAGCGCTTCGACTTCGGTCGCCTGATGGTCAAGGCCGAGGGTCTGGACGCCCAGAAGATTGGCGGCGCCATCACCTACATCCGCCGGCAATCCATACAAACCGCCTGCTCCATTAGTGTCGATTTAGACGACGACGGTGCCGTGGCGGCCTCTGGCTTCCGTTCTGCGGCCTCTTCCGCCCCCGCCCCTACCCTTGGCTCCCGCCCCCTCACAAAATGAGCCACGACCCCATCGAAGCCGCCTTCAAGTCCCTGCATCAGGGCAACCTCCTCGCCGCCGAGAAGGCCAAGCTGCAGAACGTCACCTACGCTGGCAACGAACTCGCCCGCGTCATGGAGGACATCCTCGGCTCCGATCAGATTACCTGCGCCATTTCCCGGGCAGTCATGACCTCAACGGTCGCCAAGTGGAAGCAGGTTAAGACAAGCGAATGAGCACGACCCCCGCTGGCATCGAACGAATCGCCCGCACCGTCAAAGGCCAGTACGCCCTGCTCCTGCTCCTCGATGGTTATCCCTACGTCGAGATGACCGCCCGCAAACATGCCGACTACCTCTCCGACCTTGGCCTCTGGAAGCGCAAGACGCACCCGTCACTTGCCCGGTCACAGGTTCGCTTTTTCACGCTTGCCCCTAACGGAGAGATAAAGGAACTTACTTTCAACCGATGACCAACCGCGACAACATCAAGCGCCTCGTGGAAAATATCACGGGCTCGTTAGCCACCGTTCAGCACATCGCCGGACGTTATGAACAGCACGACGCCGACATCATCACGCTGTCGGATTTGAACCGCTCGGCCATCACTGAGCTACAGGTCTTCACCGATCACATCGAGACGGCTGACGAAGCCGCCCAGGTAAAGCCGCTGCACGACCGCGTGCACGTCCTCGTCGTGCAACTCCGCGTCCTCCGCAATACGCTCGAGGCGATGGAGAACGCTGCCGACGCCGCTCTGGAAGATGTGCGACGCATCTCTGCCAGCGTCGAGGACTCAAGCCCCGAAGACGACGCCCTCTAATTTCCACCAACCCAATAACACCACACCACAATGCGTATCCCACCCGAACCTATCACCCACCGCGTCCTCTATGACGGCATCCAGGCGCTGAACTACTCCGGCTCCAAAGAGCTGCTGAAGTCCCCGGCCCACTACCAAGCCTACCTTAACCAGGAGCGCGAGGAGACCAAGGCCCTGCGTATGGGCTCGCTCATCCACTGCGCCGTGCTCCAGCCTGAACTGCTGAACGAGAAGTTCGTCACGGCCCCCGAGTGCGACCGCCGCACTAAGGACGGCAAGGCCACCTACGAAGCCTTCCAAGCCTCCCTCAAGCCCGGCATGACGGTCGTCAGCGCCGAAGAGTCCTGCGAGTGCCACATCATCGCGTCTGCCGCCAAGCACGCCCTCGAGCGTATGGGCGTTGAGTTTGAAATGACCGAGTTCATGTTCACCACGGATCACTGCGGAGTGCAGCTGAAGTGCGCCATCGACGGCGTGGGCACCGACGGCTACCTCTACGACCTGAAGACCACCGAGGACGCGTCCCCTGCTGGCATCCTCAAGTCCATCCGGGCTTACCGCTACAACCTCCAAGCCTACTTCTACCGCCTGTGCTTCGAGACCGCCTTTGAGCGCCGCGTGCTTGGCTTCCGCTTCCTCTTCGTCGAGAAGGCCCCGCCCTACGCCACGGCATGGGTCGAGATTGGCCCTGAGCTGATGTCCTACGCCTGCTCCGACTTTGAGAAGGCGCTGCAAGCCTACCGCGAGTGCACGACCCTCGGCGAGTGGCCGGCCTACGGTGACGAAGTCCAGGTCATCGACATCAAGGGGCCGTCCGCCTCGACCGCCATCACCTTTGCCTAATACCAACATGACCACCGAAAACAACGACCGCCCCCCGCTCACGTCCATCTCCACCAACGGCACCTACCGCCTGAAGCTCATCAAGCCCAAGTTCGAGAAGGTCAAGGTCTGGGAGGATGGCACCTGCTCCGCCCGCCTCTTCTTCGTCGACGACAAGGGCTTCTGCCTGTCGAAGAACTTCTCGACCAAGTACGGCAAGGCCCTCGCCATGCTCGTCGGCAAGTACTCCGGCAAGTTCACCGAGGAGATCAGGCTGGATGCTACCGCGGCAGAGTACCTGCAATATTTAGAGCCTGCCTGCGGCCAGACCATCCTGGTCGGCGTGGAGGTCGAGGCCAATGGCGAGTACAACGGTCGCCCCCAGTACAAGTACAAGATGACTTACCCCAAGGGCTCCCAGAAGCCGACCGTGCCCGACGCCCTCCCTCCCGAAGGCGTTAACTTCTAAAACCGCCGTGACCTCTGCACCCGCCCCGATGGCCGCCCCTACTCTCGTCCTGATCAGTGGGTTCGCCCGGGCAGGGAAGGACACGCTGGCCTCGGGCCTGCTCGAGTGGTCGACCCGCCCTGCCGAGCACATTAACTTTGCCGACGCGCTGAAGGAAGCCGGTAACCACTTCATGGATTACCTCGGGCTCGACGGCAACTTCATGGCCGAGGACTTCAAGTGCGAAAACCGTGACGCTTTGGTTGCCTTTGGTCGCTTCGCACGGCGCCTCGACAAGGACGTCTTCGCCCGCCACTTCGCTAACTGGTGCCCGGTGATGAAGCACCACGATCAGGTTAGCCCCGAGACCGTGGTCTGCTCCGACTGGCGCTACATCAATGAGCTACGGGTCTGTCAGGACATCCTCTGGGAGAAGGGCTGGAAGGTCCGCACCGTGTACGTCTCGACCGCCGGCATCGGCCCCGCGAACGACGAGGAGCTAGACAGCATCGCCGAGATACGCGCCTCGCACTCCTTTGACCAGGAGTACATCTTTAAGCCGAACGCCCGTCAGCAAATTATGTCCGAAGGACGCATCCTCGCAAAGTCATGGAGGCTCTAACCCTCGAGACGGTGGCATGGGCCCGCAAGGTCGGCCTGTCCCCTGATCGCGTCGCCTTCCTGCTGGCCTGCCCGAAGTACACGGTCAGCAAAGGCCACCGCAAGTCGGACCGCGTCATCACTGACAACCCGAACCACCACCTGCAACGCCTGGGCGACTGCTACTGGTTTCGCCTGCGTCGTCGCGGCACTGACATCGTCGAAAACATCGGCCACGACCTCGAGACCGCCCGCAAGCGCCGTGACGAGATGCTTGCGGCCTTCGACTCCGGCCAGCCCATCCCTCACCTTAACCGCAAATGAGCATCATCCGCTGGATAGCCGCCGGGGACAATCACGGGCATCACGTCTGCAAAGAGACTGAAGAAGCCCTAGCCGTTCACATCGGACGCTGGAAACCGACGCTACGCATAGCCCTCGGAGACTGCTTCGATTTCGGGGCTTGGCGTAAAGGCGCCTCTACCGAAGACCAGGAGGAAGGCATCGAGGCCGACCTCAAGGCCGGCAATCACTTCATCCGCAAGGTGCTTAAGCCGACCATCTTCATGCAGGGCAATCACGACATCCGCGCAGAGGAACAGATGCTCTCCCGCAACGGTGACCGGGCAGACAACGCCCGCCGCGCCGTGCAGTCTTACACTGACTCGCTCCAGGCTATCGACTGCCGCGAGATCCACCGCTACTCGGTCAAGGGCAAGAGCTCGAAGGACGTCAACCGATTCCGCGTTGGCAAACTCACCGGCACGCACGGCTTTAAGTCTGGGGTCTCAGCTACCCGCGAGACAGCACGCACCCTAGGCCGCCCAGGGGATGTCGTCATTCACGGACACACGCACGACTTCGCACTCTGCACGATTGAGCACCTTGAGGCCAACATTGTCGGCGTCTCGGGGATGTGCCTAATGGACATCAATAAGGCCGATTATGCGCTGCGCCGCCTAGCCACGACCAAGTGGTGCAACGGCTGGCTTTTTGGAGTAATCGACGAGAAGAGCGGCGACTGCAAGGTCTGGACGGCTCACCGCTTTCAGGGAAAGTTTATCTGCTCGACCGCTTACGACTTAATCTGATGCGCGTCGCTGACTTCATCAAGGCCGTCGTCAAAGCAAAGCCTAAGCACGTCGAGCGTGCAAAACCCGCCGACCTCGCCGGCTGGATCAGAACCAAAGACCTGCTGCCCCTTATCGGCGTAACGACCTTAGCCGGCATTCGCACGCCCCTTGAACGCATCACCAAGGCTGGCTTCGCGGAGATGAAGCGCATCACGAAGACCAACCTAGCCTACCGCCTGTCGAAGAAGTTTAAGACCTGGGACGCAGCGCACACGGCCGCCATCGAGCTCGAGCGCTTTAAGGCTCCCGCCGGCTGGGTCACGCTCACGCAGTACGCCCGCAAGCAGCGCCGCACTGTTCGCGGCATCCAGTACCGCGTCGACGGCATGGACATCCCGACACGCGTCTACAAGACGCCCCGCCCTGTCCCGCACTACCGACGCACCGACCTCGACCGTCTCTTACGCAAAGCACCTTGACCTTGGGCACCCACGCCCACAAACCCCAACCCCTTCTTCCATGACTCCTCCGAACAACGTGCCGGCGGAACGCCACCTCCTCGGCGTCCTTCTCCGTGATGCGCTCCCTCTCCCTAGTGATCTCAAGCCCTCCGACTTCTTCGAGCCTGTCCACCAAGACATCTACGCGGCGGCATTGTCCCTGGCTGTCGACGGTGTCCCTGCCGACGAACTCACCGTCAGCCAACGCTTACGCGAGGCCCGCTCCCTTGTGGACGCTGCCACCGTCTCACTTCTGGTCAGCGATGCCGGTGCGTCGACATATCGCCCCGAGCACGTCGACCTCATCACCGACGCCGCCCTCCTCCGTGAGGCATCTAACGCGGCACACAACGCCACCGACCCGGATACACTGCTCGACCACTATGCTCGTCTGGCAGATAAGCGCAAGGGCTCGAAGACCAAAGCCTCCCACGGCCCGCAGCGCATGGACTTCGACTACCTCCTCACCGCTGACCGTAAGAACGACCCGAACAACATCCTCGGGAACCGCTGGCTCTGTAAGGGTGGGTCGCTCCTGATCGTCGGGCAGTCGGGCACTGGCAAGTCTTCGCTGATGATGCAGGCCGCCGTGCATTGGGCGCTAGGCCGTGACTTCTTCGGCATCAAGCCAGTCAAGCCCCTGCGCTCAATCATCCTGCAAGCGGAGAACGACGCCCTCGACTGTGGCGAGTCCCTGCAAGATGTAGTGGCAGGTGCCTACCTTGACTCAGCCGAGATCGCGCAGCTGAGAGACCACCTAGCCATCTACCGAGACACCGTCAGCACCGGCACGACCTTCACCGCGGCCCTCAAGGCCCTCATCATCGAGCACCGCGCCGACATCGTCTTCGTCGACCCCTTGCTCTCCTTTGCCGGCATCGACGTCTCTGACCAGGAGCAGGCGTCCAAGTTCCTACGCCATGACCTCGCCCCGATCCTCCTCGAGACAGGCGCCGTGCTCGTAGCCATGCACCATACCGGCAAACCTAAGACCTCTGCCGACAAGGAAGGCCACACTGTCGCCGACTTAGCCTATGCGGGCCTCGGCTCCTCTGAGTTTACTAACTACTTCCGCGAGGTCGCCGTGCTCTTCCGCTGCCAAGGCGAGGAGCCCATCTACAAGTTCGGCCTGACCAAGCGCCGTGGCCGTGCCGGCCTGAAGGACGCCGCCGACCAGTTTAAGTCCGAGATTTACATCCGCCACGCCGCCCAGAAGGGGGTCATCCGCTGGGAATACAGCCAGCCCCCCTCCCAGGGTGCCACCGACCCAGCCCCAAGGCATAGCGATTCCCGCCCCGCTAAGGGGTCTACAGGGCGTTTGAACATCAACTGAGGGTAAGTCACCCAACCCCCACCTATGACCCCCCTCGCCCCACCCGCTCAACATCCCACTCAACATCCGTCCTTACCTAAAGGTAAGGGTACTACGGGCTTACCCCCTGCGCTTACGCTAGGGGACGCCCTTGTGTGGGAGGCATCAGTGACATGAAAAGGAACCTCACACCCAGTCAGCTGAACTACCTAGCCAAGAAGCGCTGGTGGACTAAGGTTCGCAAAGCCGCCTGGGCAAGGATGCCGGAGAAGATGGAAGCCATCCGTAAGCAGGCCACCGTGAAGGCAAAGACAATCAAGGACGAGAAGAACGATAGGATCAGGGAAGCCATGAGTGCTTGGCCTAGCACGATGAACACCAGCCAACTTAGGGAACACATCCTCAAGGACTTTACCTATGACGGTAAGGTCTCGTCACTCATCTGGCGTATGCGTCGGCATGGCATGATGGAGTTTAAGGTCGACGGCCTGTGGCATAACCTTTGCCACTTGCCCGCTGAGTAACATCCTTACCAAATGGGCGCGTGACTAAGGCCACAGTCAACGACCTCACGGCGCCGCACAGTGAGGCCAAGTCGTTCGACGCATGGTTCTTTGCGCAGCCGAAGAAGGTGCAGGATAAGATGCGAGAGTCCGGCGTGCTGCCCTACCGCGAGATGGTGCAGTCTAGGCACGTGTTCAACATCGACCCTAACCATCCATCCTGGGCGACCAAGGACGGTGACAAGGAACGCACCGAGGTCGACGCGTTCATCTCACGCGATCATGTCGGCGTCATGCTCAAGGCGTTCATGGATGCGCTGGCCTGCTCCGATCAGTTCCACTTCCGCCGGCACGTCGAGCTGATACGCTGGGCGCTGTCTCTCCCTGGTTGTCTCGACTCACGCACCATCGCCCGGATGTATGGACGCTCGCACATCTGGGCACAGAAGCGTGCGCGTCAGATACGATCGACGGTAAACGGTGACGCGTGCGGCCTGTTCCCGCATATCAATTCACGCAGGGATAAGCACAAGATGCCGCGACGATGAATAAGGCCCATAACCCCCCTCTAAGGAGTCTCCTAGACCCCCCCATACCTGTCTCGTGGCCCGACAC